GGCTGGTTTATTTTTCCTAATTCTGGAGGTATGCAATCAATTAGGGTATCGTTAACTGGTAAAAACAAAAAATTTTTTAATAACTTTGCTTTCGAATAATTCTTTATTCAAATTTTAGTTTGGTTGTAAGCGCTGTATTTAGTTATGGCGCTTTTTTTTATCTTTGTAAAAATATACATTATGAAAATTAGAATATTAAAGGACGTAATCTCTGGGCAAGAAGGCTGGAGAAGAGAAGGCGAAGTACATGACTTAGAGCCAAAACTAGCTAATCATTATATAAAAAGAGGTATTGGCGTACTAGCTGAAGAAGTTAAAGAAGAAAAAGCTAAGGTCGAAACTAAAGAAGCTAAGGCTCCAAAAAAAAGAGCTACAAAAAAAGATAAATAATGGCATACTATAGAAGCTTATATTATAGTGAAACGCCGACCGACTATCATAGTCAAGTAAAAATAAACTCTACGACTGGCAGCGAGATAGTAACAACTGCAAACGCTAAAGACTTTATTAGAGTTGATACTGCCGCAGATGACACTATTATAGGGCAAATGATTACAGAGGCTAGAATATGGTGCGAAAATTATATAGGAAAGGATATTGTCGCCAAGACTAGAACTTATTACACGCCTTTTCAAAAGGAGCGTTTTAATATACCATTTGCGCCAGTTGCTTCTATTACTTCTGTAACTGTAGACGGTACAGCTGCAACTCATGAAGTGAAGGGCTTAGATAATGAAATAATAGAATTAAACGAGTTGCCAGCAAAAGAAATTAAGGTTTCTTACACGACAGCTGGACTAGATGACAGTTTACTAAAACAAGCTATTCTAAGGCTAGTATCTACTTTTTATGATAACAGAGCTGAGTTTGTTGTAGGAAATCAAATTAATGAGGTTCCTATGGGCGTTAAAAATACTTTGTCTGGTTATAAAACTATGTTTATTTAATGAATTCTGGAAGATTAAATACTAGAATAGACGTTAAACGCCTAACAAAAAGCTCAGATTCTTATGGCGGAACAACCTCAACGGTTGCTGTAAACTCAACTATATGGGCGCATAAATCTGAAACAAAAGGCGAAATAGTTCAAGAGAATGGAAAGCGCCAACAGTATTTAGAAATTGAATTGACTGTTAGAAAAAAAACAGCTGACACTATTTTAAACACAGATATTTTAGCAGTCAATGGCGTGACTGGTGACTATAGAATAAATAATATTTTCGATTCAGTACATAAATATTATACAACTATAAAAGCTACTAAAATTGGTTAACGTAAAATTAAATAAAAGCGACCTTAATAGGTTAACTAGAAAATTAAATAAATTAAAAAAATTATCTAGTCAAGAGCTATCTAATGAAATAGGTAAAACTATTTTTAAAGGCGCTGAGAGAATGAAGTCAAGCGTCGTGGTTGGTCAAAAGTTTGGAGGTACGCTGAAGCAGAGTATAGTAGCTGGAGCGTCAAATAAAAAAGGTTTTATAAAAGCTAAGGCTAATTATGCGCCTTATGTAGAATTTGGAACTGGTCGGCTCGTGGATTTAGAAGATTTAACAGATTTAGGTTTACCAGCTTCTTATGCAATGCAATTTAAAGGCAAAGGCATTAAAGAGGTTAACTTACCAGCTCGACCCTTTTTCTTTAGCTCTGTTAGAATTGAATTAAAAAAATTACTAGACCGACTAGATAAAACAATTAAAAAAACTACTAAATGATTGAGGCGTTACATTTTATTAGAAAGGCAATTATAAGCCGTCTAACGAATCAAATTAGTTTGAATGGCTCTGTGGTACCAATTTATAATAGAGTGCCGTCTAGCGCTTCAGAGCCTTATATAAAAGTCAGCTCATTAAGTAATAACGAGATAAATCAGAATACTACCAGTTTTATTAGTGAATGTATTACAAAAATAGAGGTAGTAAATTCTTTTGATGCTGACGACGGCGGAGAGTTGCAGACTAATCAAATCGTCTCAAGTATTTTAAATTTAATAAGAACTAGAGCCTCTGGATATTATGACTTAAGCTCAGATAATTTTAAGGTTATAACTTGCGTGAATGAGAATACTACTTATTTTGAAGATGACCTACAAGACAAAACCTATTTCAGAGCTATTATTGAAATATCTAACAGAGTGGAAAAAATATAAAAATGGGAGAAAATATTAGACTTTGGTTGATTAATGTGGGCGCTGTAAGCTTTAGTCTAATAAATATAAATATGGTTTTAAGTACATTAGTATTAATAGCTTCATTAGTATGGACTCTATTACAAATAAAAGATAAATTAAAAAAATAGAAATTATGAAACTACCATCTAATGGAGCGGCTAAATCAATAAGAAGCTATGCAGGTAGTTTATTTGTGTTTCTATTTATAGTCGGTATTATAATCACATTAATACAGTTTCCAGTATTAGAATCTAATAAAGAAATCGTACTTATGTTAATTGGTTCAATAGCTGCTTCAATACCAGTTTTAATAAGCGCTATCAGTGGCACAATCCCAGACGATGTAAACGCTTTAAAATCTACATTAGAAAAAAAAGAGCATCAAATACAGATGCTTGTAGATGCTAAAGATAGGCTAGAAGAAATGGTTATAAATCTACAAAGAGAAATGCTACAAAACCAGGATAATATGATGGATAAAATAATCCTTAAGGCCGCCATGGATTTCGACGACAATCGTAATCAGCCAAATAATAAATAATAAATAAATAAATAAATATGGAAACTTTTATAATTATAATCTCGATAGTAATGTTTTTAACTGCCTTAATGATGGCGTTAACTGTTTACGGAATATTTACCGACAAGGATAAGGACGGTATTCCAGACGCATTAGAAAATAAGTTTAAAGAAGTTGTAACCGATATAAAAACAGAAATTAAGAAAATTAAGAAATGAATTTTTTTACTTTAAATGAGTTTGACTGTCCCTCTGAAAAAGGCTCTGGCTCCAAAATGGATAAGGATTTTTTGGAGAAACTTGATTTGGCTCGTGGTTATGCTGGCATTAGTTTTAAAATTAATTCTGGCTTTAGAACTCAAGCCCATAACGACTCACTACCTAACTCAAAACCAGACTCAGCTCATATTGAAGGGAAAGCGGCAGACATACATTGCACAAATTCCAGAGAGCGCTTTATTATTACAAAGGCATTGCTTGACGCTGGGATACATAGGATTGGAATCGGACGGACTTTTATACATTGCGACACCTCAGAAAATAAAGACCCAAATGTTATTTGGCTCTATAGTTAGCGGAACGGTTGGAAATACTTTAAAATATGATTAAGTTTTTACTGGGTTTAATAGGAAAAGGAAGTAATGGTAATTCTAATATAGGAGGCTTAGCGCTAGATATTAGAGAAGCTATTAAAGGCAAAGAGTTAGACCCTCAGAGACTTATAGAACTTCAAGCAGAGATTAACAAGGTTGAGGCTCAACATAGGAGTATGTTTGTGGCTGGCTGGCGTCCTTTTATTGGTTGGGTTTGTGGAATAGCTTTTGCATTTCATTATATAGTAATGCCTTTGCTTTTATCTTATACTGATATAAAGGTTATAGAGTTTGACACTAACTCGCTTTTTACTGTTTTAATGGGTATGTTAGGACTAGGAGGACTTAGAACTTTTGAAAAATTAAAAGATAAATCTAAGTAATGGGTAAAGCACTAAATCGTAGAGGAAAATATAGCCATTGCACTAGAGCGCAAAAAAAAGGGAAAAATAAACCAGCAAAAAAGAAATAATTATGCCGACAGCAAATCTATTTAGTTCAAATATTTACCAAAGAATGAGCTTTGGAGATTATGGGTTTAGAATTTTAGACTATAATCATGGGACTGCTAGCGTGCCATCTAATGAAAAATTTGGAGCTATAAGCGTATTAGAAAATACTACAATAACATTAACTTCTAACGCCTCTGGTGGTGATAGTGGATTAACTAATATAGATGTTTCTGAAGGTCATACTCTAGTAGGTGACTTTACAACTATATCAATAAGCAAAGGAAAAGTCATTTGTTATATTAGAAAATGATTTCTATAGGCACAAACGTTGTAAAACAAATTCAAAAAGCAAGAAATAGGATTAAAAAATTTATAGATGCCCTTTGGAATGAAACCGACAAAAATTGGAATGGCGCTAACGATAATTGGAACGAAATTTAATTTGTAAATTTGTATAAAATTTAAATATGGGTACTACTTTAAGCGGAACTAAAATAAAAGATACCTACGACGGTCTAATAAAAACGTCTAATAATGCAGCTGTAGGCTCTTCGAATATAGAGCTTACTGATGGAGTTGGTAATGACATAAATATTTCAATTAATAATACTGGAGCTTTAACCGCTGACGGTAATATTACTGGAGCTAGTATTATAAAAACTGGCGGAACTTCGACACAATTACTTTTAGCTAATGGCGCTGTAGTTACTTTGACTTTAGAAAATTCTGGCATTGGTTCAAATGACTCAGATACTAAAGTACCCAGTAATGCAGCTGTAAAAGATTATGTAGATACTCAAATAACTAACTTAATAGACTCAAGCCCAACTGCTTTAGATACGCTTAACGAATTAGCTGCAGCTTTAGGAGACGACGCTAACTTTTCAACTACGGTAAACACCGCTTTAGGTAACCGCCTTAGAATTGACGTTAATAGTCAAGGTCTAACATCGACACAAAAAACAAACGGCTTAACTAATTTAGGAGTTACCGCAGACCCAGCCGAATTAAATATTTTAGATGGCGCTACATTATCGACAGCTGAACTTAATTTTGTTGATGGAGTTACCTCAGCAATACAGACACAAATAAACGCAAAACAAGACGAGCTAACCGCTGGAACTGGTATAACTATTTCTGGTACAACTATAGCAACTGATTTAAGTAATTTAGTAGGTACTGGAGCCATTCAATCGGATGCAGTAACTGCTATCAAAATGGCTCAATTTGACGACAATTTAACCGCTGCCAACGCTGGAGATATTTTAGTTTCTAACGGTACTGATTTTGATAATGTTACTGTAACTGGAGACATTACTATTTCAAGCGCTGGAGCTACTACAATAGGCTCTGGAGCGGTTGAGACTGGAATGCTTGCAGCGGATTCGGTTACTGCGGCTAAGATAGCCGATGACGTTATAAACTCTGAACATTTAGCGGCTGGCGCAATAGATACCGAACATATAGCGGATAATCAAGTAACAACTGCTAAAATTGCCGCAGATGCTATCAATAGCTCTAAGATTGCAGACGACGCTGTAGATTCTGAGCATTTAGCTGACGCCTCAATAGACGAGCCTCATTTAAATGCTACAAATACTCCAACTGACGGCTATGTTTTAACTTACGACTCATCTAGTACTGGGTTTACTTGGGAGGAAAAATTTGACGGTGATATTACTGGAATAGTAGCTGGAGCTGGATTAACTGGCGACGCTACTTCTGGAGACGCTTCCTTAGCAGTAGGGGCTGGAACTGGTATAACTGTAAACGCTAACGATGTACAGATTACAAATGGAGGAGTAGGCACTGCTCAACTAGCAGCGGATGCAGTTGATGGCACAAAGATAGCCGACGACTCTATTAACTCCGAACATTATGCAGCTGGTAGTATTGACAATGAACATTTAGCTATAAACTCTGTTAACTCAGACAATTATGTAGATGGCTCAATAGATACCGCTCACATAGGGGATAACCAAGTTACGGCTGCTAAAATTGTAGATAATATTCAATTAGACGGTACTGAATCGTTAGGGGTGCCAGCTGGTACAACTGGGCAAAGACCTAGTAGCCCAGCGGCTGGGATGTTTAGATATAATTCTACAGACGGAAAGTTTGAAGGTTATACCAGTGAATGGGGAGAAATTGGAGGCGGTGGTGGAGGTACTTTAGCTGTAGAACAACAAACTTTTAACGGTAATAATTCGACCACAGCTTTTACTCTTAGCACTACTTGCGCCTCTGAAAATAATTTACAGATTTATATAGATGGGGTTTATCAGTCTAAAGGTAATTTTTCTGTAAGCGGAACTACTTTAACCTTTAGCACAGCTCCAGCTTCTGGAACTGCAAATATTGAGGTTATACATATAACAAGCATGGCTGGCTCTGTCGAGGTTGATGCATTTACTGGAGATGGGTCAGACGTTACTTTTGACCTTTCAAATAATATTAGTGCTGAAAATAATACTCAAGTATTTATAAATGGTGTTTATCAATCAAAAGGCAATTATTCTATTTCTGGCGCTACGATAACATTTAGTACAGCTCCAGCTAATAGTGTAGCTATTGAGGTGGTGCATTTTTTACCCTCTGGGGATTTTACTATCGGCGCAGTAGATAGCGGAAACGATGCTATTATAAGACTATCTGGAACTAATGGTTTTACTGACGACGTTAAGCTAGTAGCTGGCAGTAATATAACAGTAACGCCTAGCGGAGATAATATAACAATAGCTTCAACTGTAAGTACAAGCTATTCGGTTTCTGTTATTTCTTCAAATACTACAGCCGTAGCTAATAATTTATATGTATTAACCGCTACGCTAACTTTAACCTTACCAGCCTCACCGAGTGCTGGCGATAGTGTAAAAGTTTCAAATAGGTCTGGAGTGGCAACTGCAACTATTGCTAGAAATAGTGAAAAAATTATGGGAGCAACAGCAGACTTGACGCTAGATAAATTAAACGCTGGTTTTGAGATGATTTACTCGGGTGCAGCTCAAGGATGGATTTTAATAGGCGTCGAAGGGACGGCAGCATAATAATAAATAAATAAAATAATATGGCTAATTTTTCAAGTTTTTTTCCAGCACCAGCTTCTGGAGGAGGAGGTTTTACTAAGATGAATAAATATTCAACTTCTAGGGCTTTAAATGACTCAACACACAAATTAAATGCTTTAAGTAATAATAGTGGTAGTTTAGTTACAGACGGTAGTGCTGGTACTGTTTTTGATTTAATTTATGACCAACCAGCTCAATCTATTTCTGCCGCTCCCTCAACTTATACTATTAAGAATCTAAGATTTAATTCTTCAACTGCTTTAAATGTAGGTGCTGTAATACCAGCAAATTTTTATGCTGGTGGGAAGGTTAGGTTTTCTGCTGGTGGTATTAATAATAATCAAATGCAGGTACCCTCTGTAATATCCTCACATCCAGAGTTTACATACGCTGATTCAAATAGCTCTTTAGTTTTTAGTTATTCAACTAACCCACAAGGTGCGTTTTCAGCGGGTGCTATAAATAACTTAGGAACTGGTGATGCAATTCCTCTATTTACAAGTACTAGTTTCACAGTAAACCCTGCAACTGATTTAGGATTGTCCGATGGGGATTCAATTGGGTACTTTATGATAGGTGGTGGAGGAATGACCAATGCTAGCAATGGTTCTGCTAGAGGTGGGAAAATAATACAAGGAACTGCAATTATTTCAAATGCTTCAACAGATTTAATATTGACAATCGGAACAGGCGCACCTTATATTGGTTCAGATGGTGGGTCTGGATATGATAATGAAGCGACAGGCGCAGATAGGCAGTCAACGATTTCGGGAGGATTATCTTTAACTACTGCAGATGGAAGCAACTCAGCAGGATATGGAGCTTGGGGACATAGCCCCTATGTACCTGCAGGAACAGGTGTGAATGGATATGGAGTAGGTGCGTCAAATAATTCTTTTAGAAATTCGTATTCTGGTTATGGCTATCAGTGGGGTGGAGGAAATACATCTGCAGTTCACGGATATGGACACGGAGGTACAGGCGTAAGCAACGGATTTCTAGGAAGTGATGGAGCAATTTTATTATATTTTTAAAAAACAATTATGGCAATTAATTTATACGGAAGAGTACAAGACGGAGTAATAGTCGCTTTGCAAAATATGGAAGAAACCCATATCGGTGGATTTAAAGGTAATTGGGTTGAAATACAAGGCAATTTTGGCATTGGTGATTTATATAGTCAAGACGATGGCTTTAGCGTTTATGTACCTACAACCGAAGAACTCGAAGCTGATGGTAGGGGGTGGAGAAACAATGAACTGAAAGATACAGATTTTATTATACCTCTAAGCGACTACCCAAACAGAGATACTTGGATAACATACAGACAAACATTAAGAGACTGGACAGCTACAGATGACTTTCCCGCAACAAAACCTAATAAACCTTAATTTTGTAAATTTGTAAAAAATAAGATATGGCAATAACAAAAGTAACTGGAGACGTTTTAACAGACGATACCGTTAAACATAACCACTTAGAAAATAGATATACAGCTACTGGAAGCATTACGACCTATACTGGCGCTGTTTCCGTAGATTGGTCTAGTGCTACAAATTTTGTCATGGGTTCAAGCTTAACTGGTGCTATTGAGTTTGATTTCACAAACTATAAAACTGGACAAGTTTTGACCATTCATAATTTGACTGGAGCGCAGACAATTACTTTAGATTCTGACGCTGCAACAAGTGAAACCTTTAACAAGCTAGGTGGTAATGATTATGATGGTTCAGCAACAAACGCTTTAATGATAGAATGTATTAGTGATTCAGCAAATGCTGTTTTCAACTATTCAGTATTAACCTATGTAAGTGATACAACACCAAGCTAAAAAATAAGATATGAAAGCAATTAATATAAATGGAACGATAAAAATTTATAGTAACCTAAAATCTTTTGGAGGTGCTTTAGGTTTACAATATTCTAGTGATAGCGATTTAGAAGCACTTGGTTTTTACGATGTAGTAATACCAACAACTAAAGAAAGCCAAAAATTAGGTGCTATTGAGTGGGATGCAGATAATAGTGTTTTTACTTATTCTGTACAAAATAAAACTTATAGCCAAACAGTAGCTGAACTTAAAACACAAAAAATAGAAAACCTAAAACATATTTACGGAAGTAAGTTAGGTAAAACTGATTGGTACGCTGTAAGAGCATCTGAAGGTGGCACAGCAATACCTAGTGATATAACTACAGAACGAGATGATTTAAGAACTGAATGCGCTACTAAAGAAGCAGAAATAAATGCTTTAAGTACAAAAAGTTCTATTGTAGATTATCAAATTCCAAGTTTTAACTAATGGGTTTAGGAAAAAAGAAAATACTTTCTCAAGGTGCTAGTGGGGTTACTCCTACTGATAATTTTGCACCAAAACTTTATTCTGGAGGAAGTGCAGGACAAGTTATTTCTGGCGTAGGGTTTCAACCAGATTTAATAATAGGTAAAAGGCGGGATTCTGCAGAACATTGGTGGGTTAATGATGTCGCAAGGTCTGGTAAATCTTTATTTTTAAACCTAGCAGATGCAGAAATAAGTTTTCAATATACAACACCAAACTCTGATGGTTTTGTGGTAAATGCAACAGGGGGAGTACATAATACAGGTAATTTAGTTGCTTATTGTTTTAAAGGAGGAGGAGCAGCAGCATCAAACGGAAGCGGTTCAATAACAAGTCAAGTATCAGCTAATACAGAGGCAGGGTTTAGTGTTGTGAAATATACAGGAACGGGGTCAGCAGCTACAGTAGGACACGGAATTTCTACACCAGAGTTGATAATTATAAAGAGGTTAAATTTTGGAACAGATTGGATTGTTTATCATAAAGATTTAAAATCTAACGGTTATGACGGTTATTTATCTATAAACAATAATTATGGTGAACAAAATGCAGGTGCGCTACAATGGAACAGCACAAACCCAACTAATACAGTATTTAGCGTAGGGACAAGTATTAGCGGTTTTCAGCCAGTTCAAACAAACAATAATGGTTCGCCTTATATCGCCTACTGCTTCCATTCAGTACCAGATTATCAGAAAGTCGGTTTTTACAATGGTTCAAGTTCAACAGTTACTATAACTACAGGTTTTCAGCCAAGATTTCTTATTATTAAAAGAAGCAATGGAGGTAATGATTGGATTCTGTATGATACTGTTAGAAGTGGCGGTACTTCTATGGATGATTATTTAATACCAAATAGTAACTCTGCTGAATATGCGAATTCTTCTTTAGTAGTAAATGCGACATCTACAGGATTTACCATTGCGTCAGGATTATGGGCAGGTATGAATGAAGCAGGAGGCAAATACATCTATTTAGCAATAGCATAATGGAAGAGTTGAAGATAGGTTTGTTTTTAAAAAAAACTAAAATATAAAATACTTATATTTGTATTAAATTTAAAATTTAAAAAAATAAAAAATGGCTTCAACTGTATTTAATGGAACTAATTTAGTTTTAAAGTTTCAAACTGACGGCGGCTCTTTAGAAGCTCTTGGGCATTCTACTAGTTGCTCTATGACAATTTCTCAAGACTTACCAGAGGCAACAACTAAAGATAGTGCTGGTTTTGCTGAGCATATTTCTGGACTTAGAAGCGCTGAGATTTCTTTTGACGGTTTAATAGACTATACTGACAATGCTAACAATTTAAAAAACGCTGACACTATTGCAACCTTAATTACTGGAAGAAATAAAATCGACTGGTCTTTTGGAACTGCGGTTAGTGGTGACACGCTTTTTACTGGTGAAGGATTTATCTCTACATTAGAGCAATCGGCTGAAATGGAAAGCCCAGCGACTTACTCTGGTAGTATTACCGTTACTGGTGCAATTACTCAAGCTACAAACTAAGAGTTAACGAAAGTTAAAACATTATGGCAAACAAAAAACGAGGGTATTATACCCTAACCCTAGGCGGTTCAAAGAGAACATTACATTTTTCTATGAACTTCTGGGCAAACTTTACAGACATATTAAAAACGCCCTTAGATAAAATTGGAGAGATTTTTTCTGGGGGTTTGTCTATTAGCGGTATTAGAGCTCTAGTTTATTCTGGGCTTTTAGCATACGACCAAGAAGAGGGCAACGAAATAAATTATAATGAGTTTAAGGTAGGCGCATGGCTAGAAGACCTAGAGGCTGACGAATTAGAGAAAATGGTTAGCGTTATGATGGAATCTAGGATTTTAGGCAACGATTTAAACGTAGGTATAAACCGAACACCAGAGGGAAAGAATCCGCCGACTCCTTAAGCTGGAATAATTTACTCGACTATTATATAGGTCAAGTCGGCATAAATCCCAACGAATTTTGGGTTAATTCTTGGGTCGAGAATCAACTTTTAAGCGAGTCATATAATCTTAAGCAAAACCTAGAATGGGAGCGCCTTAGATATTTATCTACTTTAATACATAACGTAAACTGTTCAAAAAGAAGTCAGACTATAAAACCTCAAGACTTGTTT